GTCGCGAGCGCAGAACCTCCGTCTGAAACGTCATACTCTCGGTAAGCGAAAAGCTCTGCTCGCCTGCCGGCTGAATGTCAAGCCAACTTTTTATCATCTTTTTCACCCTTTCGCTTATCTTCAAAATCCTTTCCTCCAATCAGAGATTTGTACGGCAACCACGCATACTGACATGAATTTATGCAGTGGTCGTTGCCGTCCTCGGGTTCGTATTTGTCCTCTTTCCAACTGTAAATATTCAGCTCCGCGATGTAGTTTTTACAGCCGTCGAGAATAAGAAAATCACCTGCCGCGAGCCATGCCGCTTGCAAGTGAATTCTGTCAATTATTTTCGTTTTCTTGAATGCCGGAATAAAGTTGTAAATGCTGCCCGAAAGCCGCTTGTACTTCATGCACTCGGTTATAGTCGCTTGGTCTGCGCTGTCGATATACACGTCGCGCGCAAAGCCCCATGCCGCACGGTTGACCTCTAAAAAGCGTTCAAACTCGGGCGGAATATCCGACGGCGAAAGAGGCGGTTTCAGCTCGCGGTTGTTGTAAACTCTCTCGTCAAGGCACACGCATTTTCTGTCTGCCGTAATGCCGATAAAGGTAAACGCAATCGTGTCGGGAGAGGTCTGCGAATACGCCGTGTCCAGAGCCGCCGAGAAGCGCACATATTCAAGCTTCTGCGCCTGCGTAAGTGTAATCACGTTCTTCTTTTGGAGGTCGAAAATAAGTCCCGTAGCGCGCCCACGCAAGCCTAGAATCTTATTCTTGTACAGCTTAGTTCCCTTTGGTGCGGCGGCTTTCTTGCGCTCGATATCCTCCGCCGTAAGCGACAGATTATCGCGGAAAGTGAAGAACCAATACCGCCAACCTTGTACGGGTTCTTCCGTAAGCTCCGCCATGATTTCCTTGGGAACATCACACGCATACTTGCTGTACGGTCGAGAGCGGTTGACAAATTCGCGGTAGACGGGAAGTGACGGGTCGTCTGGATTCAGGGTCGCCATGAGGTAATCGTTTCGGGTTGAAATCTCGCGGACAAACTCAATATCCGCCGTGTTGATTTCGTCGATATACACGCACCCGAACTGCGAGCCTAAGACATTCTGCCACTTGTCCTTGTTGTCGTAGCCGAGGACGTAAATAATCTTGCCCTCGAACTTGATATGCGGCAGTTTGTTGTCCTTGTCGCCGTTGCCGAAATACTGCGCCGTGCTGTGCAAATCAAGCAAGCCGTTGTCCTGCTGAATGATATTCTTTTCAGCCGTTCCGGTAGTTTTGCTTGCGATAATGTGCAGTTTTTTCGTGCTTGCGGATACCATTCGCATGAACTTTATTCCTGCGCCTACTGTGGTTTTGCCGCTTGCTGTCGTGCCGTCATTCAAGGAAATCAGCCGTCACACCATTCACGGAATTTATGAAATCTATGTACTTTTCACTCAACGGAAATTTCCTCATCTGACCACCTCCATACACAGCTATGTGCCATTCCACTCACTCACAGTTGCTTTTCTGAATTTCTGCTGAAACGACTGCACCCTCACGATATTCCCCATACACTCTTTCGGAACATTGCCGAAAAATATGACCGTTTCGGGCTTAAGACGTTTCATCATTTCAGCATATCCGGCAAGGAAATTTGCCTTTGCCGTCTTACTGTTCTGCGTGCCGACAGACGATACCGCAACCGTACCGCCGACAGGCTCGCCGTCAAAGCACCAATCGAAAGAGCTTTCGTCGCTCCACCCGATTGTGGGGATAACCTCGATACCGTTTTCCTCCCAGTAAGCACCCAGCCAGTGCTTGCGGTAGTGATTGTAAATCTGCATGGCTTTCGGGAAATCGGTGTACAAGCTGAAATCGGGAGTAAGCACGCATTGAAACTGTCTTAGCAAATCAAGATACATCTGCGGATTGTTCCAAAGTCTGATAAATTGGTAATCGTCAACAAAGAAATGCACGCCCTTTTCGCCTTTCGCTTTCGCCGATTTTGCAAAATTAAAGCCGACAAGCTCGGGGATTTCAGTCCTCCGTGAGCCTGTCAGCCGAGGTATATCGTATTTGCCGTCAGTGCCGAAATGCGCGTGCTGTAAGTTTTCGTAACGCTGTTTTTCGGGGTACATTTTGTCAGTCCTTTCTACTTTGGGTATAAGAAAAGAGAGCACCCGGAAGTACTCTCTTGTAACAAGCGTCCGGATTTGCACCGGACATTCATATTGCTATGCGTGTTCCTCACAACACTTCTACTTGTTGTTTTTATTATACCATGTTTTTGTAACTCTGTCAATCGTCACAATATTCTGTCTGTGCGATTCTGTACGCCTCTTCCTCCGTGATGATTTTATCCCAACGCCGCCATACGCCGTCATCATCGCAATAGGGCATACCAATCAAAGTCATTTCGTAGTCCAGAATATCGCTTGACGATAAATCCGGATTGCAATTCATGTATTCAAGCAACTGCTGTGCAATATTCGGATTTTTGTCCTTGTCATGTTCACAGTCGAAGAGAATCCCGTCAACAAATTCAAAATATGAATCGCTGACGTTTTCAAGCTTTTCTCGCAAGACAACCATTGTATCTTTCATTTTATCCTCTTCTTTCCTAAAATCACATAATCGTTGTAACCGTTTACTTTGATTTGATATTTGTCATCTCCGGAATAGTGAGTAAATACTCCGCCCTTACTGTATTTTTCGTGATAAACAGTATTGATTTCATGTGTGATTTTACCGTATTCTTTTTTCGGCAATCTGACAGCAGGTCTTTTAGCCGCAAAATACTGCATGCTGATACGAATGCCTTTTGTTATTCTGCTAGATGAACCCCTGCCACCCATATTATATCACCTTTCCGATAAAATGTCAAATCTACTCTTCAAGCCCCTCGCCGCCCAACTGCTTAAACACGTCCGCAAGCTTGTCGGAGGTCTTGACCGTGCTGTCAACCTTGACCGTATATTCGCCCGTCATTTTGTTGAGCGTGTCAATTGCTTTCAGTCGGTCGGAGGTCTGTTTTCCCTCGTCCTTGGCGATTTCCGAGAGCATAGCCTGACGCTCCTTTGCGGTCATAATTCGCTCGTCCTGCGCCGCTTCGGTGAGCTGACGGATATACTCCGCAACACCAACATTCCCCAACAATTCGTAAGCGCGGCTGTTTGCAAAATTTTCGCTGTAGCCAGCCATAATCGCGCTCTGTACGGTGTTGCCGCACTGCGCATAATATTCCGCAAATTTCTTCTGACGTGCTGTCAATGCGGTTCACCGTCCTTTCCGTGAAAATCTCCGATAAAAAACCGACCCCCGAACAATCGGGAGCCGTAAAAATTAAAGGAGGTTCTGTCTGAAAACTGAAAACCTAGTGGAGCCGATATCGGGTTCATGAGCCGTCAATCGACATTTACGGCAGCTTCTTCTGCCGTATTCGGAGCTGCACAAAGTGGTGGGGTGGGTTCTCTGTGCTGTATCCCCAGTTTAAATTATAACATAGATTTTCCGCAAAATCCGCAATCGCAAAAATATTTTTTCAATTTATTTTTCGGGGTGTTTTCCGAGCAGTACCCCAACTGCATAGCGATAAATTGCCACGAGCGTTTCTTCTTGCCCAAGATGTACCGCATTTGAATTATCGTGCGGATTTCCACGTCTTCAATGCCGTCAACGAACCACTCTATTTCGCGCTTGACAGCCCTCAAAACGGCTTGTCTTTCGAGAAGTGAAATTACCCTCCCGTCGGGCGGCAAGCCGCTGAACGTCACGCTGTGCTTGCTGTACGGCGGCGTCGCGGCGGACTGTACGCAGTCGACTGTTTCATGCTCCGCCAGCTCGCGTTCTATGTTGATAAGCTCGGCGCGGACTGTGCGGTAGGATTTAAGCGTTTCGATTGTCATGCTCCACCGTCCTTCTTGCTTGCGACCTCAATTTCTTTGTCGAGGTCAATGCCGTACTTCTCCAAAACAAGCTGCTCCAAGTCGCCCGTGTCGAACTTTCCTGCGAAGCCCACGCCCTCCATGTC